TTTCCCGTATGCTTTGACCGAGCGAGCGAGTAAGTGTGCGCCATAGCGCACCTTATCGGGTTCTAAGGGTGTCCCTTAGCGGGGGGCAAGGGGGCAGAGCCCCCTCGTTTTTTAATAAGCGCGATAGCGCCTTATTGGGGCCCCTTTGGGGTGGGGTCTGGGGCAAAGCCCCAGCGTTTTTGGGCATTAAAAAACCCCCGCGTGCGATATACGCACACGAGGGCTAGTTTGTGTCGGTGGACTATCTGCTCGCGTTCAACGCTTCCAGTAATTGCGCGATGATTGTGTTGCTGTCTAGTCCTGAGATTTCCACGCTCTTGGTCTTGCGTGGCTTTGGCTTGCTGGTCTTGCTGGCGATAATTGTCTGACCCTCTACGCTGTCCGCATCGTGCCAGTTTTCGCGTGTGGTTTTGGTGCTTGGCTTGGCGCTGTCTTTCTTATTGTCCACGCCTATTAGTGATGCGATTGTAAAGATGCGAGCGAATAGATCAGCGTATCCGTTTTCATCGGTGTCGGCATCGTATTTGCTTGCGAGTGCGTTCATTGATTGGCTTGCCATGCGTAGGCGACTTTGGGCGCTTCCGCTTTTAGTTAGTGCGCTTTCAAGGCGATTCGAGATCGATTTCGCCACGTCTGAGGAAATTGGCAGTTGGTCTACCAATTCCTTTATTTGTGCGTTCATTTTGTCCTTTCCAAACTCTGCCGATTTGGCATTGAGATAACTCTACTCTCATTTAGCCAATAATTCAAAACTGAGCGTAAAAGTGGGGCGATTTGTCCTAGTTTGTCCGTTTCTATTCGGTGGCTCTGGTTTGTGTTGGTGATGATTTCGATTATCCGTGCCGAGCGTACTGTCCGATTTGTCCGTATTTACGGATACTCCTGAGCGCACACGTGCTACATACATCGCTGTCGTACAGACGTACAGCCGAAGTCTAGCACGCACGCACACTACATACCTTGCTGTCGCACACACCCTCGTTTGTGAACCAAATCAAATTATTTTATCCTCATACGTACAGGTTTCTTTCTTTCTTTGGGGCTTTTTGATGCTGAAAAACCGATCTGCTATGATGGTTTTCGGTGGTCAAAAGACTACCAAGAAACTCTCTCAGGCGAGGTTAGTTCATTTCCTTCGTAGGCTTGAGAGGGTTTCTTTATCATCACGAAAGGAACTACATGTATATCGAGATAACAGACGGCATCGCAATCATTATCGCGTTGTCGCTAAGTATCACGCTTATCACTACCACCGCACTACAAAACGCTAGGCTCACACGTTATATACGTGAGATGAACGGAAAGAAGTAAGCCATGAGTAAATTACTCACTACATACGGAAATACCATGATGAGTATAGGTACTTGGTTCATCAAGCGTGGTCAAAAACACGCTAGATGGTACACAATGGCAGACGTAATCCAACGCAGAAAAGGAAGGAAGTAATCATGCCTACAACACGGATACCCCCTGACGAGGGTACGTTTGCTGGCTACTATCGTGAGATAGAAACTCATGATTGGTACGTTGGTTTGTCGCAAGAAACACGCGATAAACTAAACCACACCTATATCGAGCAGGACGGGTGGGGCATGTGTAATTGTGGACGTGGTGGACGTATGCTACGCATAATAACCTTCATGGAAGGGTCTGATGCGTACTCACTATCCGAGCCACGTTGCCAAAGATGCACACGTACTAAAACAATGGAACACACGCTTAGTATGCTTGACTTCGAGTACTTGTACGAGAAGTTCGCAGACTACAACACGAGTAGGTTGTATGACTTACTCATGCCATTCGAACATATGCCTGAAGATGACACCACACGAGCCATGTGTGAGGGTTGTAATTCTCTCATATTCGAGGAAAATGATTTACGTGTACTACCCCGTCAATGCGTATCAGTTCAAGCGCAAGATGATGATGGCGAGAAGTACACAGTACACGCTAACTGCTCATACACTTGTGAGTGTAATGCTGTAATGCTCATAAGCGGTGGCACATATTCGGTAGATAGAAACCGCGTATGTTATGCCTGTTATATCAGGTATGACGATGCTGGCGAAATTACCGAGTGTGGCTGGTGTAATCGCATGTTCACAGAAACTCACTATTCGGAATTACGGGATAGAGAGTTGTGTACTAACTGCTTTGATAGCGGTTGGGATTGTGATGATTGTGGATACACAATGCACGAGGACGGAGAGCATGAGTGTTATCGTGAAGCAGACAGCCTGATTTACGAGTACTCATACAAGCCTGACCCTATGTTTTATGGGTCTGACACGTACTACTTTGGCTTTGAGTTAGAGGTCGAAGATGAACGTGGTTGGGGCTGTGAAAATGGCGCTGAGTTAGTGTTAGAAACACTAGGCAAGCGTGTATATCTCAAGCGTGATGGCTCACTCGACAACGGCTTCGAGATAGTATCTCACCCACACTCATTTGACGAGATTAAAAGACTCGACTTGAGTTTCATGAACAGATTACGCATGAAAGGTTTCCGTTCATGGGATACAAATACATGTGGATTGCACGTACATATATCACGTACGGCTTTCCGCAAACAAGGCAAGCGTGATGAGGCTCACGAGTTGAGATTTCAAAAACTCATTTACGATAACGGCACACAAGTTCGTGCAATAGCAGGGCGTACAAGTGCCTTCGCACGATTCAATGATAAAGGCGCACTCGTGCCTAAGGTTAAGTTCGGACACACAGCCGATAGATACGAGGCGATTAACTCACAGAACGACCACACGCTAGAGGTTAGAGTGTTCAGAGGTTCACTCAAGCCTGCTCGTGTGTTATCAGCGGTAGAGTTCTTACACTCAGCCATTGAGTACACACGCAACATGAAGATAAATCCAAATGACACCCAGTTAGGTTGGATACGCTTCATGGGATATGTGCTAGATAACAAGGACAAGTATGAAAACTTTGCGCAAATCGCGCTAGGTACTCTCGAGTATTCAAGCACGAGAGAACAAGAGAGTGAGGAAAACTAATGTGTATGTTATGCGTAGTTCCGCCTAACGTATTACCTTCGCGTGATAAGTTGATGTATTCCGCGATAAATAATCCTGATGGCTTTGGCTTCGCCATTGTTATCGCAAGCGAGAAACGTATTCTCGTAGAACACACAATGAACGCTGATGATGCGGTTAATCGCTTCCTTGAGATGCGTGCCAAGTATCCTGATGACTACGCCTTATGGCACGCAAGATACGCAACACATGGCACAACTAACTTGGCTAACTGCCACCCGTTCTACGTGGTAGATGACCAAACTGTGCTGGCACACAACGGAGTATTACCAATAGATATACCTGCTGGTGATACACGTTCAGACACACGCATATTTACGGAAGATGTTCTTGCGCAAATGGGTGGTGTTAGTGCCTTAGATAATCCCCACATGTACAACATGATAGAGGAGTACACGTCAGGCTCTAAGTTGTGTGTGCTGACTATTGACCCTAAGGCTGAGTATCAGATGTACTTGATACACGCAGACAAAGGGCAAGAGGACGAGAGTAAAGTGTGGTGGTCTAACGATAGTTGTAAGGCTGACTACGGATACTCACGCTGGATGCCCAGTAAATCCTATGAAAGTTTTTACCCGCCTTACACGTATGATGATGCTCTCGATAACATGGAAGGTGTATTCCCTTGCGTTGCGTGCCACACGTTGATAGATGAACAACGTATGGACGCAGATGCTACATGTCCAATGTGTCTAACGTGCCAATGGTGCGATATGGTGGCAGAAGGTTGTATGTGCTACAAGAAAACAAGCAAGACGATTGATAACCAAGCATACTCAAACGCATGGGGGCTGTAATGAAACGCATAGCAAAACAACCACCCGCAAGGGCATACGCAAGCATGGCTGATATGTGCTACAAGCACTATGAGTTGGCGCTTGCTAATCGAAAAATGGTAGATGCAAGCAGGTGGCTACAAAGAGCGCACACGTATCGCCAAAAGGCTGGACAAATCGGACACGAGAAGGAGTTGGCTAATGCGGACTGCTAAGTGTGTAGATACACGTTGCTACAAGTGTGATGTACCTATATGGGTACCAGTACACGATTACAATGTGGAAAGAAACTATTGCTACACTTGTGGCATGTCGAGGATAGGAGTGTTGAATGAGTACACATACACTACGCAAGAAGGTTAGTGAGTGGGATACTGTCGCGTGGAAAACAACGCGTGCTGGTAATGAAACCGCTACTGTAATGCTCAATGCTGGTGAGTATTTTCACGTTGAGGAAGGCTGGGAAATTGATGGCCCGATACGCGTAAAGATAACTTACTCACCAAGTACGAATAAAACTACCGCTAGGTATTCTCCCCTGCCTAGCGACAAGTTCGATATAGATAATCCATACGAGTACCCATGTGCTTCGTGTGGTGTAGAACGTCATGTTCCATGTGTGGGAGATGATGCTAGATGTTCGTTCCGTGTATTCCTAATGAAAGGTGGTATGTTATGACGTTCCCTAAGTTCGCAAAGGAAGCATCATGCGCAGGTAGCACTACGCCTGATGATTGGTTTCCTGAGTTCAAAGGAGTATTAGGTGAGCGTGTTGGCATACGCTTTAGATACTCTTACACACCCGAAGCCATGCGTGCTAGAAACGTATGCTTAGATTGTCCTGCGTTTGATGAGTGCCTAGAGTATTCCTTACAATGGACAGACCTAGAAGGCATATGGGCAAACATGGACAGGTATGAACGTAGACAGGAACAACGTGTGAGAGGTATTAAAACTACAAGTTTTACTTTCTCATACGAGAATCCGCTAGACATAGACATAAAACCAAGAACGCAAGATGAAAGCGAGTGGGAAAATGTATGATGATGATAAGTTCACACAAGAAACTGTGTGGGAACAATTACGCTTCATGGGTTGGCTTGCGTTTGCTACACTCATGGTAGTAAGTACGATCATGGGAGTAGCGCTATGAGTGAGCCAATGTACCTAATGGGAGATGATGTGGCTCTAGGCATAAATCAATCCTGCGATGATTGTGATGAAACATCGTGTGTATGCTTTGAGCCTGATCGCATGACGGGAGATGACGAGTGAACATACCATACGGAGATGTAGTTAATCTCTTACGCAAAGAGGAAATGGCTGGTCTAATCGGGCGTGAATTAACTAAGCCTGAGTGGACTAAAGCCAAGCGTATCCTTATGGCTGATAGGGAAATGTGGACGTGTATAGATAGCACGCTCATGATGATTGTAGACGAGATAAGAAAGGAGAGGTTATGAGTGAGAAATATGTATTACGCGTGGAACTTACTACGCGAGATGATGTACATTACGAGAGTATCAACAATGTACAAAATCTAATAGACCATAAATTACGTGATTACTTTCACGTAGATAGCACAGAAATTAAGCAAGTGGTATCTGCCTAATACCACACATAGAAGCCCCTACGTGTCCTTGCGTGGGGGCTTTTTTATTACCCAATTACCGACCTTATGCTGGCACACGCAATCCGCGTATTCGCAAGCCTTGTGTCTTTCGTGTGCTAAATCTTCACGTTTGTACGCGTTCATGTTGCCACCTTCTTGGCACGGATTACATATCACGCGAGGCTCACGCTCACACACGGCACGGAAGTTTGTGTTGGTCGTGTACATACCTTGCTGTCATACATCACTTGCGTCTGTATCATCTAAAACAATCTCCAATTCTTGTTCGATAACAGTATCAGATCCTTCTTGCGTAGTAATTTCTTCTTCCGTGTAATCACGTTCCTTACGCGGATAATTACCACCTAAATAGTTTAACATATTCTTTAATGCTCTGTTGACACGCATACGCACAGCATCTTGCGAGATAGATAACTCTGATGCGATTGCGCCTAACTCTAACCCACTCGCATAACGCAAGTAGATAATATCTTGCTGTTCCTTAGCCAATTTGCTAATTGATTTCTCAATATCTGAGCACAATGCTGGCCAGTTATTACCCTCAGACGCAACCTTTTTTACGTTAGACATGCTCAAATCATTGATCGAAGGAGCCTCTCTATCACCAGTTAAAACCGCTGGTAATAGCGATTCTAGCATGTTTTTGTCGTAATAATAATTATCTTCCACGCGGTATCCAGAAGATTTAGCCTTGACTTTTTGACAATAATCTTTCGCAGCGTTACGTAAAGATCGCGCTACGAGTTTTGTAGATTCCTTGCTGTTGTATTCTTTTTGCCAGTACTTAACTTTATTTGGGTGCGTTAAAAACCACACCCATAACTCTTGGCGTAGATCATCTGTCTCAACCATACGATACTTACGAGAGAACTCATAAGCAACAGACGAAACTACGCCATCATATTCTTCCATAAATCTTTTTACCACCGCCACGTTTTTCCTTCGACTGTAAACGATCTGTTAACAATCGGAACAATTTGCGGAGTAACATTCTTACCATCTACATGCAAGATACCGAACCCTTGTTGCCACGTAAATAGTCCAGCCTTAATGTACTTAGCGTGTTTAATATTCATAAGATGTCCGACTTCCATACCCCATACAGCACGAGATCCATTAGACCAAGCCTGAGTATAGTGAGCCAATCCCATACGATGTGTGTGTCCACATACAACTGACATACCACTTCGCTTCGCAAGTCCGAGAGCAGTAGCCCCTGCTGTCGGTTGAACATTACCCTCATCGCCATGCATTAACAACCAATTAGGTGCAATCTCAATAGGTCCATGAGAATACTTGATACCAAGTTCATCTAACTTTAAAAACTTTTCAATCTCTAACTCTGGTAATCCTAAGAATCCAGGAGCAGATGAACGTATCTTATTAAACAATCTATCTGAATGGTTGCTGCGTACAATAGTTTCAACAGTTAAATCTTCTAATAACTTAACAGTTGTATCACGATCTTTACCTATTGATCTTTCCCATTCAAGTTCAGTCCCTTTTGCCCAACGACTGATACTCTGGAAATCTATTTCATCGCCCACAGATACTACAGAATCAGGCTGGTAAGCATAAATAAATTTCTTTACAGCATTTACAGCGTCCACATCGTGGAACGGTGCCTGAAGATCTGAGATCACGACGATGGCTTTACTCATTTTTTCTTTGCTCGTCTCTTGTTCTCTAGTCCTACATTCTTTTTCTTAGATATAACTCGTAGGTTAGATAATGCATCGCTACCTTTGCGACCTTTATTATCTTTATGATCTACTTCTTGGTTACGTGTTAATTTCTTACCAGTAGCCTTCTTGTAATCAAGACGGGCTTTATTGGTAGATGTAGTTTCAGTAGTGCCATCTTTCTTCTTACGTTTAATAACAAAGATTGGTCTACCGCCATTCTGTTTACTACCTTTATATGGTCCAAATATTTTCATTGATCCCATTTACCTTTCAGTACCAACAATGCGATTATCGCATAGTTTGCTAGATCCTTAAACGAATCCTCAAAGGATTCATGTTCAGGCGCCATGTCTCTAATACTGTCGTATAAGTTATTTATACGTGCAGTTTTGTCATGTATCCGAACTCTTAGTCCATTTATAGCACCGCCAGGTGCGTTAGATATATTCTTAGGGCCGTAATCTTTATGTTTAGATATCAATAAAGCAACAAGGTCTTCTACTTCTTCCCATATTGCTATCTCAAAATCTGTAGGATCAGGTATGTTTTTCATCGTTGCCATCTCGTTTTAGCATCTCCTCTATCCCTTGTAGCATGTCTACTGTAGACTCAACTGTCATAGCCTCATTAAGAAACTTATGGAAAGTCTTCTCGCCCTCAGAAGAATTGACAAGAGCCAAGGTAACGGATTGAACTATATCCATAGCGGCATCAACCTGTCCTTGCACTAAGGTTGCGTTAATCTCTTCTAATATTGAAAATAAATCAATGCTATAACGATTGCTCAAGCGTAGATTCCATGAGAAACAAATGTCACAATGCTCAAGAAACAGGAATATATCGTCAGTCTTAAACTCACAATCTTCGCAACTAAAGCCTTCGTCAGATGGAATAAGTACGCTCATTGGGAGTTACTAATCTTCTGTTGGAAGTACTCAGCACCATGCTTAAGATACATTGAGTTAACATCTTCACCATCTGGCATTTGCACAGTAATGACATTACCTAATTCTTTGGTTAATGATTTAGAAAATTCATGTCCAGCATTATCACCATCAGCAAACATAAAGACTTTATCAAAGTCTGCTAGTAATTTAGTGTAATGCTTCTTCCAGTTATTCACTCCTGGCACGCCCACGGAAGGTATATTACAAACATAATCCAACGTAATCGTGTCAATCTCACCTTCACAAATACAAATAAATGAGGACGCTCTGAAGAATGCTTTGGTGTTAAATAAGTGTGTGCTTGCACCAGCCAAGCCCATATACTTCGGCTCTTGGGAATCCAAAGATCTGAACCTAATGTCAACCACACCCGAACGTGTAATATACGGAATGGAGAGCCTATTCTCATACTGCTCGTGTCCCGTTATTGGATCTAGTACGACGCCCAAGCCCACTCTCTTGGCTACTTCCAGAGTAATCCCCCGTTCTGCGAGGTAATCCTCTGCTTCGTGTATTGCTGCTGCGTAATACTTCGCTGCTTTGCCCAGAGATTCTTTCTGCAAACTTGATTGCTTCATGGAACTTTATCCCCTCTTTGTCCATAATAATTCTGTAAGTATCGCCTTTAACTTGACAGGCGAAACAACAAAATACATTTTCTCTAATGTTGACTGTTGCTGATCTATGTGTGTCATCGTGGAAGGGGCATCTGATACTACTCCATCCATTTCTTTCAGGAACTTTTGCTCCATAATGTTCTAGTACATCCTTAATCGGCAATACATTTACACGACGTGACTTTCCGAATCCATTGGTCAAGATCTTCCACCACCCATGATTGATTTATACCACCCATTCTACGCTTAACTATAACATAGGAAGGAGGTGTTGCGCTTAGTGAGCGAGCCTCTGCATAGTGTTTTGCTTCTATAACTGCTTCACTCCAAAACTCAGGCAACTTGAGTGCTTTAGTCGCCTTGAGTTCCAGGATATAAGTTTTACCATTGGCCATAACAACAATGTCGCCTTCGTCTTTAGCCCCAGCCTTAGTTAGCCTTTCGGCTACCACGTTTTTAGAACGCAACCATTTTAATACGGTTGTTTCAAATAAAGAACCTTTGCGTCCATTCTTGTTAGCCATTTAGTCTTAGTACCAGCCTTTTCTATCATGATGATTAAGCGCTAAAGTAGGCGTTTTATACCGCTTTTTTATATACTTTAGTCCTAAATCAACTTGCTTGGTTAAAGGTGTATCTTCAGGCATATTAAGCATTTGGGGTATGCCATACGCTGATGATTTTGGGTTATCTGCTGTGTAATCCCAGCGAGATTCTTTAGTCCAAAGAGTGAGTAATGCTTTCCACTCTCGGTCATTCCAACCTATTTGTTTTACTCTCATAGATGCGTAACTCTTAGCAAGTTTTTTACTCTGACTAATTGTCATATGAAAATCTTTACAAGTCGGGCTCATATGGATTACGCCCATAATAGACGCAACCGCAGGCTGATGCCAAGTACCCGCAAAGACCACAAAACACATCAATATGTATCTCAGGTTGTTTTTCTTCATAGTCTCTCCTCTGTTGGGGCTGTTGCCTTTGTCCCACAGACAGCACACTCCATATCGATAAAGTATGAACTTATTGTATCACTATCGTCATCCCATTCGACGAGTAGTTTCCAAACAAAAGAACCACACGGACATATTTTGGTAGGTTCACCGCGAATATCCATGGACTCTTTATAATCTGGACTTAATTCCCAGATATCCCTAGCACTCATATTCTTTCAGGTATATCAGAAACTTCCATCATTTCAGGATTAAATTGTAACCAGTATGACGTATCTCCACTTGGATCTGCTTTACCGTACCTATTTTTAACAGGTGCAATAGCAATATAACCAGGAGCATTACTACCGATTGTACATATCAAGGCTGGTAGTTGTGCAACCATACCTTGTAACGCTGATCTAGGTTGGCACGGATTACCAACGTAAGATTCCTTCGTGTGATGAAGGATAAGAACCGCAGCATTTGTATCTCTTGCAAGATATTTCAGTTCTTTAATTGTAGATCGCATTCCTGCGAACTCTTCACCACCATCGTTAGCAATATCCATTAGGTTATCGACTACGATTAAGGTTGGTGGACAACCCCATAGTTCTTCAAATGCAGATACTTCCATATCTAAATCAGACAAAGTTGGT